AGGATGGGTTTCATCGAAGGTCTCCGTTCAGGGCATGGCCCGGTCGATCCAGGAGGAGATCACCCGTCCGGCGGCGAACACGCCCAGCACCGACACGAGCGTCATCAACGTTCCGCCCACGACCACGCCAAGGCCGAAGACGAGGAGGGTCACAGGGGCGCCTCCCCCGTTTCCATCATGTGGGCCAGGCGATGGGCTCGGGCGCCTGTCTGTCGCGCCCAGCGGCTGTCCAGCATCCCCGCGGCGACCTTGGGCCAATCGTGAGCCTGGATGGCCGCCAGCGTGTTCCTGAACCCCAAGAGGCCATGGATGCCGAGGTTGAAGCACATGTTGATCAGGGCGCGCTGGCGGACCGCATCGAGGTCGCGCCACCACGGAAGGAACTTATCCAGCTCCGACTTCACGCGGGAGACGTCGTTGGCCAGGAGGTGGTCGATCTCCTCGTCCGAGAGGCCCCCGCCTTTGCGCTCGTCGATCAGCCGGCCGACCCCGATAGTCCAGAGCCCGCGGCTGTCTTGGTAGGCGTGCCTGACGACCCCTTCGTCCCGACGCAATTCGGCGAGGAGCGTGCGGTCGGTGTTCATCGGTTCGTGTCCTCGGACGTCAAGGTCGTGAAGCCCGCTCGAGTGGTCACGAGGTTACCCAGCTGCCGTTCGATGACGCTGATGGATCGGCTGACGCCCTCCAGCTTCTCGCGGCTGTGCTTGCCGTCGATCTCGATGGTGGTCGTCAGGCGGGTGATCTGCTCCTTCATGCCCGCCACAGCCGCCACGGCGACCTCAGTGGCCGTCAGGCGCTGGTCGAGGAGCGGGACCTTGTCAGCCAGGACCGCAACTTCCTCGACGCGCCCCTCCACCTTCTCCAGGGTTGAGGCCACGTTCTTCATGGCCTCGTCCGAGCGGCCGATGAATCGACCGATGATGAACAGGTTGACGGCCGACCCGCCGAGAACAGTGAGGATCGAAATCCCGATACCAATCCAGGGGGTGATGTCGACGGCGGCGGCCATGCGCGGCTCCTTGGTACGCTAGGGGCGGTCGGGCTGGCAGGCGCCAGGTGCTCTGGGCAGGAATTGGGTTGCACGGTCTGTCCTCATTGGAGCGCCCACCCCTTCTTGACTCGAACACTTGACTGGCAGCGAAGCCTGCTCGCCTCCCCCATGGCGCCGAACTGCACCCTTCAACTCGCCCCATAGGTGCGACGGCTTGACTCTAGCGTAGCCAGGCCATCCCGTGCGCGCGGGGAAGCACGGAGGGATCGATGAAAGCCTTGGCAATAGCGACGGCGTGTGCGGCTTTGGCTCTGCCAGCCCACGCGGTGACGTACCTGACATTTGATAGTGATGCTGGCGCGCTTACGACGATGTGGCCGGCTGCCAGCTGGATCGAGGGCGATTGGGAGATCGCCAGATACAATGGATCAACGCTGCTCGATGTGGACGTTGAAAACGACGCCCTGCAGATGCACGCAGGTGACACATATGCCTTCTACCATCGTCACAACGGCAACCTCAGTGGGGCTTGGCTCTTCCAGGCCTTCGACGCAGACGGAGGGGGCTCCATCTGGCGGCGATCCAAGACCGGCGAGGCCGAGATCGCCGCGCTAGACGCCGCCCCTGGGTTCGAGCGCTTCACGTTCAACGAGCGCCACACAGCCGGGAGCCTGTTCCGCATCCGCAGCACTGCGGACGCGAGCGTGGACAGCATTCTGCTGTCCGTCGTGCCAGAGCCCGCGGCCTGGGGGGTCATGGTTCTCGGCCTGCTAGTCGCCGGCGCCTGGGTGCGTCGCCGCGCCTACGAGGTCCCGTCCCAGCCGCCCGCCGTGTAGCCCACGCCCTGTGGCGCGTACGTCGTCGAGGGCGCGGTCATCGCGTTGATGCTGGCGATAAGCGCCAAGCCGTTCGCGCTGGCGCGGTCGTAGACCGTGTTGCTGCCCGAGTTCCAGAACGTCAGTGAATTGTTGGTCGGGGCCGCGCCGACGCCGATATTGCCGGTGATCGGACCGTTGTCGGCGAGCGGCAGGGTGTTCTCCACCGCGAACACCAAGTCGCCCAGCACCCCACCATCCAGCGTGTTGTTCGAGGCTTGCAGCCCCATTTCGTCGCCGCCCTGCCAGCGTAGCGCAGCGAGCGAACCGTAGCCACTGGCCTGGAAGGTGTTGTTGCGCACGATGCAGCTTGGCTGGCCATAGGTGGCCGTGTTGTAGGCGTTGTCCCGCTCGCTGGTGAGCGGTCGGCCGGTGTCTCGGATCAGGTTGCCTTCGATCAGCACGTTGTACTTGCAGCAATAGAGCGTGATACCATTGCCGTGCAGGTCGTTGACGTGCTCGATCAAGTTCCCAGCGACTGTGACATTGCGCACGGCGTCGCTCGTGCCGGTGGCGATCACCCGAACATTAGAGCCGTGGATATATTGGAAGTTGTTGTACTTGACGATCGCACCGGAGCCGGTTCCGATCTGCACCGCCGAGCCGATCACCTGCCGCTGGTAGGTGTTGAAGTACCGCTGCGCATGGGCGCAGTCGTCATAGGCCTGCTGGCGGCTCTTGGGGCCGATGCTGCCGAAGCCGGGGAAGAGGCACCGTTGAATGCGAATGGTGGTGGTGTCGATGGTGCTCGCCGCGCTCAGCGAGTTGCCCCCGCCCGCGCCCGTGGCGTTGGCCACGGTGTTGCTGCAGGACATGCCGCAGATCTTGAAGCCGTGCAGCCAGACGTTGTTCGCGGCGAACTGCAGGCCAGACTTGCCCTGCCCCCGGTAGAGCTGCTCGTTCGAGACCGGCCATTCCACCAGCCAGCCCGCAGCCGGGTTGATGGCATATTGCTTGGACCCGGAGATCGCCTTCGGCACGTTGACGATGCGGAACTTGTAGTCGCTGGCCAGGGTGTAGTTCGCCGAACTGCTGTCCAGCGTGTTGCCGTCGATGACCTTGATGTAGGCCCCGGCGCTGTTCAGCGTGCCATCCTGGTCGCAGCGCCCCATGCGCGCCGTGAACCACACGTTCGGCGAGATCCGCATGATCAGCACCGGCACGCAGTTGCTGTCCAGCGCGCCGGTCAGCGTCCCGGCCGTCAGGCCCATGGAGGTTTCGGCCGCCGCCAGGTTGATGCGCGGGGCCGAGACGCCGGCCGAGAACACCGGGCTCGACTCGTTGATCCCCGAGTACCACCACACGTCGGCGAGCGAGGTGTTCGGGCAGAACTGGTTCCAGTCGAAGGCGTCGTCGTTGGCGAGCTGGGGATAGCCAGCCAGGTAGCGCACCTCGCGGTCGGCGCCGGCGTAGAGGCAGTGCAGGTAGTCGTCTGGATCGACGCCGCCCAGGCCCGCGCTGATGGTGGCCCGCCGCATCGACGCCCAGTTGGTGTTGCCCAGGGCGTTGGCCTGGCTGGTGCAGGCCGCCGCGGTGAGCGCCACCGAGCCGTCGATAATGGCCTGCCCCCAGCTCGGATCGTTGCCGACATAGACGATGGGGTATTTCGATGCGCCCGCGCGCAGGAGCTGCCCGAAGTTGGCCGTCGAACTGTGCCAAGTGCCCTTGCAGACCACGCGATAGCCGAAGGTGACGCGGGTATCCCCGACCGAGAGGCCTGGCATGGTGTTGTAGGGCGAGGCCTGGGTGCCGGCGCCGTTCACCCCGGCGTCGAAATCCACATAAATCGTGGCGAGCGGCGTCGGCAGCTTGCCGGCTTCGGCCAAGGTCTGGCGCATCCGCCACGGCATCTGGAAGGTCATCAGCTGTTATCCCCGGCGACGCGAACCATGGTGAGGATGCCGTAGCGCTGGTTGGAGCCGCCGCTCTCGGTGATGGTGTAGTCCGCGTTGAAGGTGCTGGCCGTCGCCACCGCCTTGCTCTGCACCGCGCCCCAGGCCAGCGAACTGGTGGCGCGCGTTCCGGGCCACAGGTCCAGTTCCTTGGTCCAGCCCGTTCCGGCCGTGAAGACGTTGGTCCCCGTGAAAGTGGTCCACTGGCCGTTCACGAACGCGATGCACAGGCGCTTCGCCACGGCGGTGGACACCGAGAAGGTGTAGCCGGCCGCGTCGGTGACACTGGTGCTCTGCGTGACATCCCCGGACGCAGGCGCGGCGATTTGGGTGTTGCCGATGGCGATGGCCGAGGCCGTGGTACGCGTGGAGTTGGTGGAGGCGCTGCGCGTGTAGGAGACCGTCAGACCCGTGCCGGTGGGAACGTCGTTGCCCCACAACGCCCAAATCTCCGTTCGCGTCGTCCGCGTGGCCGTGTCGGCGAACACATAGCTGGTCACCAGTGTCAGAGGGATGCCTTCGATCGTCACGGAGTTGAATGATGGATCGGTCGCGCCCGAGCTGTACTGCGCGTGGAGCGACAGGAGCAGGCCCCGGCGCGTGACATTCGAGATGTCCATCGTGAAGGAGTAGGCGGTCGCCGCCGTGTTGGCGGCGGAGTTGTAGCCCCCCGCGCCGATGATCGACGCATCCGCCGCTGGGATCGACGACATCGGCCCGAAACCGGTCGTCGCCGTGGCCACGGTCACGCCGCCCGCGCCTGTGGCCTCTTCTTTCACCCACAGATAGTCGCCATCCGAGATCCCCGACACAGGTGTCGAGGTTGAGGTAGTCCAGTCCAGGTAGACGACCTCCGGGGAGGTCGGCGCGATGGCGTCGCCCTTGACGATCTTGTAGCGATAGCTCGTCGCCCCGGTCCAAGTGCCCGCGACGATCTCGATTGTGCCGCCTTGGGTCGTGTCGCCGGTGAGAGACGGCGCGACCGTGTTGACCGGCGCGGCCGGGCCCCCACCCCCGGAGGCCCGGCTTCCCAACGACAGATCAAGCGCAAGCGACAAGCTCATGCGGTGTGCTCTTTGGTGGAGGTGTGGTACGGTGTTGCAATGCAGACACCGCGAGAGGTCGTAGACGCTGAGTTCGAGGTGGTCGGGCCGGTCCGCGTCGACCTGGACGAGCCGTACGAAATCCCGTGGGGCTCGATCTTCTGGTTCTGCGTCTACACCGGCGGCTTCGCCTACGTGGCGGCGGCATCAGACGATCCCCTCGCCCATGTGACGATGGTTATCGGCGCGTCGGTTTTCTGGCCGCTTTGTGCGTTTCTCGCGAAACTGCGAGAGCCTCTCTTGCCCGAGCGGGCTGCTGAGCGAATTCGGCAGCACCTAGTAGGCGGGTGGGAAGCGGCAGAGGCGCGAAAGGCCCAGCGATACTGGACACGGGTGGCGGCGCGACGGGCTTCACACCGCCGATAGAGATGAGGTCCAGAAGGCTCTGGATGTTCTTCGCGGCAATCGCCTTATCAGCCGCCGTGCCCGCCATGCCAACTGGAATCGACAGGGTCGAGAGACCGCCCGTCTTGATCCCGAGGCCGCCTTGAACCAACGCGGCCAGCCGGCTGTGGAATGGGTCGAAGGCGCTGGCGGCGCGGGCCAGGTTCTGGGTCGGCGTGCCGCGCACGACTGAGCGCAGCGCGGCGGCCTCGTCATCTGTGAGGTTCCGCATCCGCTGCGGCCCCTTTTTCTTGATCAGGGGCTTGAGGGCTTGGCGCGTGGCGTTGGGGTTGCCGCCAGTACCCGCCGCGGCGCGATTCAGGTCCGCATCCTCCAAGCGGTCGCTGATGGCCTTGTACTTCTGCACCTGCTTGTAGGATTGCCTCGCCTCTGCGAGCGCAGGGTCTTTCGCGGTGGCGATCAGTTGCTCCACCGCATCCAGCATCGCACTGCCAACCGAGCCCTCCTTGCTGGTGGGGCTCAGCAGTTGCTCGCGCATCTGCGACTTCAGCGTGTTCAGCTTGCCGAGGGTCAGCTCGTCCCGATCAGCCACGCGCCTCAGCTTGGCGGCCCACTTGGCGCTTTCTGGGTAGAGGTCAGGGTCGGCCTCAGAAACCGCCTTGATGGCCGTGTTCACCGCAGCGTCGGCGTCGGCCTTCGGGAACTTGTAGGTGGAGGCATCCACCTTGCGCCAGTTGGCGCGGTCGATTTCCTCCAGATCCTCTAGAGTCCTAGGCTTGGGTATCGGCGCGCGCACTGGCTGCACGTTCGCCGGTCGCGCCGCGCTCAGAGCCGTCATCAGGTTGTTCTCAACGAAACGCTGGGCTTCCTCGCCCTGCAACTTGCGGGGCGCGGTGAGGCCGGGCCTCCCGCCCTGGAACGTCAGCTGCGGGCCAACGGTGGGCGTTGCGACCTTGTTCATCGCCGCTGCAGCGGGCCGTACCGCCGCCACCGCGGGGGCGCCGGCCAGACCCAGGACGTCACCGATGAGGCCGAAGTTCGCACCGAGGTCCGACAAGCCCTCCTTGGCGGCGGTGAGCGGACTGACGGGATTGCGGCCGGCGCGAGAGGTGACGTCCTTGTAGTGGGCGCCGAGGTCGTCCACCAGCGTTCGGAACGGCTGCGCAAAGCCACTGACGGCGAGGTCGCCGAGGCTGGATTGAGGCGGTACGGCGCCGCCCGGCTGTCTCTGCGGCGGCCTCGGGGTGGTGATCGGAGGAGACTTGGTCCTAGGCTTGAGGTTCAGGGACGCAAGGAGATCGGCGTCGCTCACCTTGGATAGATCGGCTGCCGGCGCGACCGGAGCGCCGTTCTCGAACTCGCCCATCGCCCCAAGGAGCGCCCGGCGCGTCTCCGCGCTGGTCATGTCGAGGGGCGCGTTCGGATCCACTCCCATGCGCTGTGCCACATGGGCAGTGTAGGCGGCCGTGTGGTTGCCGTCCGCGGCCGGTGGAGCCCAGCGATTGACGACGCCCGAGACGGTGTTGATGCCGTGCTTGGTATGGTAGGCTTGGAGATTGCGGTCGGCCGCGTCCAGGCCCTCCTGCATGGAGGTATAGCGCGCGAACGCCCCGTCCTGCCCTGCCGTGCCACGGGCCTTCAGGTTCAGGGGGTTGTTGTTGCGAACCCCGCGCGGCAGCGACGCCAGCAGTTCTTCGTCGGAAACCTGGCTGAGGTCGGTCACGGGATGAGGCCCCTGCGGCGCGCTTCGGCCATGCGGTCGGCGACCGGTACGCTGCTGAGCGAGCCAGAAGGTCTGGCCGCGAAACCGCTGGCGGCCGGCTGGAGACGCTGCGCCTGCCCGGCCGCCCGCGCCGCCCCGGCGTTGATCACCTCCTCCAAGTCGTTCAGCGCCTTGAGATAGCCTTCCTTGGTCTGTTGCTGACTCAACCGGCCGATGGCATCTGTGGCCTTGCGGCCCTCAACCTCGGTGATCTGGCCGGCGCCCTTCAGGCTTCCAAACGCCTCGAGGAACACCTTGCCCTTCAGCTGGTCGGCCATGGCCTGGAAATCGGCGCCAGGTGTGCCCGGGAGCGCGGGCAGCGCCGAACGCCAGCCCGTGCGGCTGTCGAGGCCAGCATGACCTTTCATCTGTTCGATCAGGCTCATCGCCTGTGCCGCGTTGCCGAGGATGCGTGGCGTGTCGATATTCGCCTGAGCGCCTGCCAAGGCGATGGCCTTGTCCGCCTCGCTCTGGGCGGGGGACGGACCCTGGCCGATGATTGCGCCCCGAGCCCCTAGCGCCGCCGCCGTCTCGTTGGAGATGACGATCGGCTTTCCAGTCGGGCCGGTTATGGTCTGGAAGCTGTAGGGCGCCTTGGCGCGTTCCTGCGCGCCAGTCTTGGCCGCCTCGATGCTCGCCGCGGCATCGGCATAGCCGGGGACCGCGGCTGCGCCGCCGTCCGTTGTCGGCTGGATGCCCTTGTCGAGGTCCGGGTGATAGCCTCCCAGCGCCGCGCCGGTCTTGCCGTTGTAGCCGAACCCCCGGTCGAAGCGGACGTCCGGCTGCTGCGCCTTGAGGACGTCGACAACACCCGAGATCGGCACGCCAAGGCGCTGGGCTTCCAACACGCGACGGGCCATTTCAGGGCTGTTGATGCTGAGCGGCGCGCGGCCGGGCTTCACCTCCATCTGCGGCGCGAACGCTGCCGAGATGTCCGCGCCCTGATCGTTGCCGATCTGCGCCGCGCCAACCGTATCGGGTGTGCCGGCGAGATCCTGCGACAGTTCGTTCAAGAACCCGCCTTGGAGGTCCCGCAGAGCCTTCTGGCGCTTCATGGCGATCGGGCTGATGCCGAGGACGTTGGCGGCCAGGCGGTCGAGCACGATGTCTCCGACCGAGGCCTTCGGCATCACCACGCCCTGTTGCGGGTCGTACTTGGCCTTGCTGCGTCCGAACATACCCATGGATCAGCCCCCTCCCCCGGCGGCGGCCTGCGCGTTGGCCTTGAAGAACTCCAGCCACTCGCCGAGGCTAGCGCCGGACGACTTGGTCTTGGTCGTCCCGTTGAGCGTGCCGGTGGCGTTCGAGCCCTTGAACAGGTCCAGCGGCAGGCCACCGTACGCCGCGATCTTGCCCATGAGGGCCGTGATCGGGGACGCGTTCTGCTGGTTCTGCACGTCGCGCAGGCCGGAGCCGATGTCGTACTGGAGGCCGGTGTTCGCACGCTCGTTCGCCCCCTGTGCCGACCCGAGCGCGGTCAGCGCATTGCCGCCGTTGAGCTGCCGGGACAGCGCCGTCTCGGCCAGGCCGGCATTGGTGGCCCCAACACCGTTGTCCATCTGGGCTTGCTGCAAGGCCGCGCCGAGGGCGGTATCGAAGGCGTGCTGGCGGATGTCGGCCGAGAGCTTGCCGCGCCCCCGGTTGAGCATGTCCTCGGACAGCGAGGTCTGGAGCGCTCCTGAGGAGCCGCCGAAGGTCGTGTCGCCCGCGAGCGCCAGCTTGTTCTGCGCCCGCGTCTGACCGGCCCCGAAGTCGTAATCTCCAAGGCTGGCCTCCAGATAGTCCTTGAGGCCCGCGTCCTTGAACCGGCCGATATAGCTCGAGGCGTCCGCGCCGACCACCTTTTGCGGCCCAGCGCCGCTCGCACTGGTCAGGAAGTTTTGCGCCTGGCCGAAGCTCGCCGGGTTCTCGAAATGGCTCGCCGTGTTGCCCGCCAGGGTCTGCAGCGGATTTGCGCCGCCCACGAGCGTCTTCGGATCGATCCCGTCGAACGTCTTGCCGATGTCGCCGGCCAACCCCTGAATACCCGTCGTGACCCACTCCGGATTGGTCGGCGTGGTGTTCATCGTGGTGTTCTGATTGGTCGTCGTTTTCGACTTCTTAGTGGAGACGCCCATGGAGTCCCTTTCGCAATGTCACGGACCACGGCCGGTAGCCCAATTCCCGCAAGGCCCGCTGCCAGCCCTGGTGGCCCTCGATCAGCATTTCGGTGCAGCCCTGCCGGCGCGCCCACGCCTCCAGGTCCGCGGCGGCGGCCAGGATGCTCTTGAGGTCGCCAGCCGCCCACATGACCTGGCAGGCGCGCTCCTGCGGGTAGTCGATCACCTCCACGAGGAAGCAGCAGCCGTTGGCCTCCAGCTGTTGCCAGAGCCCGCCGGACAGCGCCTGTTCGATCGCCTCGATCGTCCAATGCGTGCCGTCGCAGGCCTCGGCGAAGGCCTCGCGCCAGTCGGTCCAGCTCATCGCCCGCCCGCCGGCGTCACGTCGAAGGTCGGGCTGCCGAGACGCGCGTAGGTCGGCGAGGAGTTGCCCGAGAACTTCACCCGCACCAGCCGGCCCGTCGCGCGCACGTCCGACTTGCGGTCGCCTGGCGCCATGGTGGAACCGGAAACTGTAGTCTCCTCGCCTTGCGGGGCGAACTTGGTGGTCACATCCACCATGATCGGCCCCACCTGGTCCTTGAAGTCCGGCCAGACCTGGCGAACCATCATGTTCGTGTCGGCGTCGAGGTAGGTGTCTGCCGTCTCGATGAACCACGAGAAGGCCGCGCCGTCGGCGCTCGTACCTTTCTCGTGCCAGTAGACCGCGCCGTCCGATGTCACACCGATGGGGTAGGATGGTGTTGGATGGGGCGGCGCATCGGCGAAGGCCGTCCGCGCGAGCACGCCGTGGTACCATGCAACGTCCGGATTGCTGACGAGGGTCGGCACGTGGGCGGCCAGGTAGCGGCTGCACTCGTTACCTTCGCGGCTATCCGGATAGTGGAAGTGGATCTCGGCGAAACGGCCGATCGAGGCGGCAACGATCTTGTCCCCCTGAGAATCCGCCAGGTTGTCTGCGAAGTCCTTCAGCACGGGGCATCCGACCGGGCCGGCCTGGCCGCCGAGGGCGTAACCGTAAATCTGGAGGTCGGGTCCAACCCAGAAGGCGCGCTGCCCCACCACGACCGCGGCATTCGGACCGATCAACCCGCACTGATCGCCCACCTTGTCGAAGCGCCAGATCTGGGTGAGCGAGCCTACGTACGTGCCGAGCCAAAGCGCCGAGGAGGTCCAGACCAGGATGTTCTGACCGATCACCCGGCCGGCGACGATGCGGCCCCCGCCGGGGAGGCGGTATTCCCGCGCCGTGGTGTCCGCAGCGGTATTCCACTCGGTGTTGTCGCCCACCGACGAGTGACGGATGATCAGCGGATCAAACGCCCCTCCGCTCTCTGCCGAGCACCCGAGAGCGAAGACCTGCCGCGTCGGTGCGACCAAGGTGTAGGTCACCTCATCGGGCGCGTTGGTAATCGTTGTCGCGACAGAGGCGGTGTTGTTGGCCCAGGAGAAGATTGTCTGGCCGCGCGGATTGGCAATGAGGTTTTGCCCCCAGGCCGACAGGCTCCACGTCAGAGGGAAATAGTCCGACGTGGACGGCTCCGAGTAATCCCCGACGCTATAGGCCCCGGTGCCGTAGCCCTGCCCGCCAGTTCCGTCCGCCGCCCCGGCCGTGAAGTCGGCTGACGGCGTGATGTCGTAGACGGTGCTGTCGTACCAGAGCTGAAGCTTGGTGTGAGTGCCGAAGGCGATGTTCAGCTGCGCGGCCGTGTCGGTCCATGCGAACACGTTGCGGCAGACGCCGGTCAAGGCGGTCGGCACGAGCAATTCCCAGCCGTTGCGGACCTGGGGCCGACCCTCCCAGAATCGAACGTTGGAGCCGTCCGCCCAGCGACCCGAAGCGGCGAAGGTGGTGTCGTCGCCATTCAGTCCGGGCGGGAGTTCGAGGGGGATGCGCAGCGTCGATCTCCCTGCTAGGGGGTCTGGGGATGCGAGAATTGGTGCAAACGACCCCTAGCGACACGACTGCAGAGCAGTCTGGTACGGCCTGGATCGAGCCCCTACGGGCGGGCGACTACGGCCGAGGGTGGCCGCTGCTTGAGTCTCGATGGTCGCGGGTGCGGGCCACCTGGTTGCGGTGCGGGCTGCCCGAATGGCGCGGCGAGCCGCTGGCGGGTCGCCACATCATTGTCGGCGGCGAACAGGGCATCGGCGATGAAGTCCAATTCAGCCGCTTCATCCCGCGCCTGAAGGCGCTCGGCGCCCGCGTCACGGCTCTGGTGCTCGCCGAGAACCGACGGCTGTTCATGCAGCTCGGCGCGGACGTCGCCCTCGACCGAATGGAGCGACACGCCCTCACCGCCCACTATGTTGTCGGCCTGATGTCGCTGCCCCTGCGGTTCGGCTGCTTCAGCGACGTTGACTTCGGCCGGGCGCCCTATTTGCGAGCCGCACCCGAATGCACGTCATCCGACGTCGGCGTGGTCTGGCGCGGCCAGCCCCGCCACGAGAACGACCGCAACCGCTCGATGCCCTCGCCCGACCCGCTCCTCGACCTTCCTGGCGCTACCCTCATCGAGCCGCACGGGGATACGGTTGACAGCCTGAACACTCTCGCGGGACTTCAAGCCTTGGTGACGGTGGATACCTCGTGGGCGCATCTGGCCGGCGCGATGGGTCTGCCGACGCATCTGCTGCTGCCGGCCATCGGCTGCGATTGGCGCTGGGGCGAGGGCCGCTCGGATACACCCTGGTACGGCTCGGTGCGGCTCTACCGCCAGCCCCGCCCCGGAGATTGGGCGACGCCGATCGCGCAGGTTCACACCGCCTTGGCTCAGTAGGAGACCAGGAGCACTACCGCACGACCGTCCCCTCCCGGGCCGCCTGCCGTGCCAGCCCGGCCGCCGCCTGGCGAGATCCCCGTCGTGGCGGTGTTTCCACCGTCCTGGCCCTTCCCGCCGGGAAACTCCGCCGAGCCCGGGGCGCCGCCGCCGCCGCCCCAACCGCCGCCCGCAGTCCCTCCGCTGCCGCCGCCCGCTCCAAGGCCATTGACGCCCGCAACCGCGCCACTGGTCCCGCCGAGCGAACCATCAAGGTTGACGTCGCCACCCGACGCCACCCCCACCGTGAACGAGTTGGCGGCGCCCGCCGACATAGTCGGATAGCCCGCCGCGACAGCGGTCGTGTTGGTCCCGCTGCCACCGGCGCCCACAGTGATGCTGACCGTCTGACCCGCGTTCAGCGGGATCGTCTTCTCGACGTAGGCGCCAGACGCAGACGCCTGGCCGGTGCCGAGGTTGGTCCAGTCGCCCCCCGCCCCATGTAGAACGAACTTCCACTGCCCGGTATACGGCGCCGTGAAGGTGTACGCGCCTGGCTGGTAAACGCGGCAATAGCCCAGGTGGCGAGCACCCAACCCTGCGGCCCGCAGGAGAGTGGTCGCCTTGCCGCCCAGCGGGGTCTCAAACGCGCTCATGCCGCGTAGAACGCGCCTTCGCAGCGCACCACAACGCCGTTTGCCACCGCCTGGCCCATGGCGGCGGCCAAACCGATGCCGCCCTCCAGTTCCAAAGGCGCGCTCACGCTGAGGCCGAAGTCGGTCTTGGCATTCGCCACAGCCGCGCCGGGCGTCACGGTCGCCATTAGGGCGGAGTCAATGAGGGTGTAGGTCGATCCCGACCGCTTGTAGAGCTGAATGTTGTTGGCCGTGCCGATAGTCGCGCGCGGGATGGCGTATAGCTTGGTGATCCGAGCGCCGTCCGTGTTGTCGGCTGCCAGCAGCAGATCAACGACGTTCGTCGGAGTGTTGAACGCCGTCTCGGCCGCCGTGAGAACTGCCGTCCGCGAAAACGGCGTCTTGGGCAGTGTGGCGTGGTCTTGGTTGACAGCCATTTGGGCTCAGCTCCCGAAGATGAGGGTGTAGACGAGCACCTTCTGACGGATCTGGGACTCGAAGTCCCCGATGTCCGAGGACTGGATCTGCTGCCAAGTGGCGCTCGATCCGTCCGTCTTCAGGTACTTTCCGGCGTTGCCGACCTGGCCCGGGAGCGCCGTCGACGACGCGAGCACTTGAGCGGCGATGTAGTCTTTGAGGCCGTAACCGCCGAACGTGATGGAGTGGCAGTTGCTGCCGTCGCAGCACACCAAGGTCTTGTCGCCGGCGTCGACCGTGAAGGTGTTGCCGGCTCCCGTGGTGAACACCAGCGCCTTGTTGGTCGCGTTCCAGACAAACCGCACCATCGGCACGGATGGGACGGTGATGGTGGCGTTCGCCGACAGCGAGCCGGTGAACTTCGGCATCGCGATGCGCGCGGTGAAGTCCGCAGCCACCATGGAGGTGGTCGGCCGCACCGTGGTCATCACGTAGTCGCCGGTGATCGCGATCGACACAAAGCCGCCAAAGGCCGAGTTGATGCGAGACAGGGCGTTGTTAAGGTGGTTCTGGCCCCAGGTGTTGTTGTTCTCGCCCGCGGCTTGCATCTCGAAGTCGAGGTCGGTCCAGGTCGACGGCATCAGAGCGCCCCTCCGGTCGTGTCCGTCCAGGTCGTGCCGTTGGACAGGGCGACCTTCTGCGTGTCGGTCAGGTAGATGATCGCGCCGGTCCAATCGGACGCGGGCGGTAGGTCGGCCTCCAGGCAGCCCGCCAGATGCGCCGGCTTGGTCGGGGCCTGCAGTTCGATCAGCGCATCCCGCATCTCAGCGAGCAGCGCGACCAGGCCATCCCCGGAGACGGAGCCGGGGCCGATCGGACGGATCGCCACCTAATAGCCCCGGTAGATGCTGAACGAGTGCCGGCGATGGGTGAGCATGCCCGGCTCGGTGGAGAGCGTGGTCAGCGCCTTCTCACGGGCCTCCTTGGCCCGCGCGGCGGTGATCGCATCCCGGTACTTGCCCTCCCACATGACCATGGCGTCCGGATCCCGCAGGTAGGGCGCCGCTTCCTTCAGCGCGCCGAACAGATAGACGCTCGGGTAGTTGGCCAACACGAGGTTGGTGGTGGTGCTGTCCGAGAGCGCCAGGCCGCCGACCCAGCGGAAGAGGAAGCTGTAGTCGCTGGCCGAGATGTTCGGGCAGTCGAAGTAGATCGTGTCGCCGTCCACGCACCAGGCCTGCGGGATGCTGTTCACCGTGGTGATCGGCATCGCCTCACGGATCGAGGCGCGCAGCTCCTGCGTCCCCGACGAGCCCGACCACAGCAGCCACAGGTTCAGAGGCTCGCGGTAGCCGGTCGGCAGGGCGATGGTGTGGCTGCCGACCACGGGCGTGAGCGTGGACGTGCTCTCGATGTCACGGTGATTGAACTGCGCGTTGATGTCCGCTTCGGCGAGCTGGATGAACTCGGGGATGCGATCGGTGAGATCGCCGCGATCGAGCCAGTTCGCGATGGCGTCCTTCAACTCGCTATAGGTGCCGATGGCCACGGCGACTAGATCCCGTCGCCCGACGTGACGCTGAACGTGGCCGAGCCGCTAGCCATGATGACCGAGAAGTACACCTGGCCATCCCGGTCATTGCCCTGGATGGTGAAGCCGACCGGCAGGCCCGCCGGGATCGGGATATCCGAGGCGGTCGCTGCCACCGAACTGTCGCCGAACTTGATATAGCCCAGCGTCGTGCCGTCGTTGTAGACGCGGACCTGGAACTTGCCCTTTCGCGCGCCGCCGGGAATGGCCTTGGCCGTCGAGGCCGAGGTGGTGGCGGCCTGGGTCGTGGTCGCCTGGGGCGAGAACAGATAGCTCATCAGGCCGCCTCTTTCAGGGGTTCGGGCTTCAGCAGGAAGCGGTGAAGGTTGCCGGGGAAGTCGCCCGCCTCATGGTCGTGGTGGGTGAGGTCGAGGTCGGGGACCACCCAGATCTCCCGCCGCATTGCGCGCCAGCGACGGGAAAACGCGTAGTCCTCGCCCCACCACACGCCCTTGTGGGCGCCGTGGTTGAACAGGTCGATGTGAGGCTTGACGGGGTCGCCGTAAATGAGTTCGGGGTATCGGCGCATGAAGCGCTGCACAGCGCTTCGCGTGATTTTCAGGAAGCCGGCCGGGACACGCACAGCCTTGAGGGCGCCGTCGCTCTCGCGCACGATCGGATAGCGGTCACGGCCAGCCTCAACCGTCCCCATGTATTCGACGTCTGGGTACTTGAAGCGATAAAGGCCCGCGACAACCTCACCCTCGGTGCGCACGAGCTTAGTCAGGTCACCGGGTTTCCACGAGAGATCGTGGTCGAGGAAAACGACGATCTCGGCGTCGGCCTCGTGCAACGCCCGGTGAAGCATCTTCGCCCGGGCTTCGCTGATGTAGGGGCAACCCACCTCCCAAACCATCTTGTGGTCTAGGCCAGCCGCGTCGAGGTGCGGGACCTCCGCCCGCATCGCGTCGAGGAACTGCTGGTAGGGCCGCTTGAGGGTCGGGCAGGCGAAGACGACCTTCACCCTCGCCTGCCCGTTGTCCTGGGACACGTTACGACTGCGGCGGCCAGAAGCCGAGGGCCGACATGGTGTTGGCGACCGCAATCATGAAGGCCGCGTGCTTGGTGTTGACGGCCGTGGACGACGCCGTGGTGATGTCCGACGTCGCGTAGCTGGTGAGCGCGGAGATCGCCACCGGCGCCTTGCCGCCGAAGCCCACCTTGTTGGTGGAGCTCACGCCGATCTGAACGCCGTCCGGCGAGTTGTCGCCGATCTGAGTGTAGTTGGCCATTGGGGGAAGTCCCTTCGAGAAAAGGAAGGGGGACGACCGGAGCCGTCCCCAGGTTCAGCCGGGGAGCGGCTAGTTGTTGTGGAGGCGGCAGGCGAGCTGCGGGCGGATGGTCTTGTAGCCGTAGAGGACATCGAGGCGGCAGGGGAACTTGTCGCTGTTGATGTCGTACTGGCGCACGATGCGCATGCTGATCCCGTCCTGCACCTCACGGCGGGCGAAGTCGACGCCGTCAGGCATCACGAGGTCGGCGAACGCGATGGCGAACGCCTCCTTGTGGTACAGGAGCGACGTGTCATCAGTGCCCGAGGCGGTGCCGGCCAGAGCCACCGTCTTCGACGCGCCCGCCGAGTTGATGACGATGTTCTGGGTGGCGCCCGAGGTGACCGGGGTCGGGAACACGGCGACCGAAGTCGTCGAGTCCGCGGTGACGACGAACTGCTGTTGCACCCCGGTGTCCACCTTGGTCTCGGGATGGACGCGGTTCACGCCGGTGATCGTGATGATGTCACCCTGCTTGAACGTGCCCGTGCCGCCCGACACGGTGATGGTCGCCGTGCCAGAGGTGATGCCGGTCGAGGTGTTGCAGACATAGGACGCCGCATCGCCCACGGTGTGGCGAGGCATCAGCGTGTTCTCGGCGAAGTCGAAGCCGGCGGCGCGGCCGACATAGCCTTCCTTGTACTGCTTGCCGATCTCGGCCTGGTTGTTGAACAGCGACTTGCCGTCCGTCACCAGGTCGACCATCTGCTGGGTCGACATCAGCGCGGTCCGATTGTCCATCGGGCAGAGCGCGTCGGTCATGATCTTCCGGCCCGACAGCACGTGCGCCAGGGTGGTGGCGGAACCGGAGTTCCACACCGCCTTGTTGACGTCCTTGTACATGCTGAGCGCGTCGGCCTCGATCGCCGAGGCCAGCACGGACATCGCCGGGTCGAGAATGCGCTTGCCGAAGTCGTCGAGCGACAGGGTCAGGTCCACGCTGGTGAAGTTGAGGTCGACGCCCTTCTGGGTTGCGACCGTCAGCGTGGTGGAGGTCTCGGCGGTGTCCTGCGCCACCAGCGCCGCGCCGGTGCGCACGGTGTACTGGTTCGGCAGGCGGATCTTCAGGTCCGCACCGATCTTGGCGCCGGACTTGGCGAACTGATCGTCGTACTGACGCTCGATGGAGCCAACGAAGTTCAGCTTCTGGTGCAGGATGCGCAGGGCTTCGCGCGTCACCGCGGTAGGGGTGAGGATGGAGTTCGACATAGGGGGTCCTTCTGGCCGCGCTCAGGCGGCACGGGGAAAGGCGCGTCTCCCGACGGGCCGTTGAGGTTTACCGGCCTCGCTTGGCGAGTTCGGCGTTGCGGCGGCGCACCCACTCGTCAGCCGGGAGGTCGTCGTTGAGGCCGGCCTTGTACTGTCCAGCGTTGGGCTTGACGGTCGCGGCAGGCTTCACGGCGGCCACCTTCTCGGCGGTCTGCGCCTTGGTGTTCTTGGCTTCGGTCTTGGCCTTGAAGTCCCGCAGCTCGGCCAGTTCGGCGAGGATCTTGAAGCTCCTCACGTCGGCCTTGCCGTCCGCGCCGACCAGGGAATCGCGCAGCTCCTGCGGCGAGAAGCCGTAGACACCGGCGGTCTGGGCGACCTTCTGGACCAGTTCAGGACCGTAGCCCTGCACCTCCCGCGACAGAACCTCATGCGCTTCCTGAAGGGCGGTGGCGGTCACCCGCTCGCTCGACAGACGATGCTCGTTCTCTTGGTCGGTGATCTGCTGTTGGAGGTCGGACTTTGCCGTCTCCAGTTGCCGCCATTGCGCTTGCGCGACGACAGCGGCGCGTTCGCCGTAGGTCTCGGCGTAGGCGTTCCAGTCGAGTTCGCCGTATTGCTTCAGCGCCTGCTCGACGGTGGCGAGTTGAACCCGCGCCTCCAGGGTCTTCGCCTGGGCCTCGGCCTGCTGGGTGATCTCCGCGGCGCGGGATTCCAGCTGCTTTCTGACCTCGGCGACCTCCTGGGTCTTGCGGGTGTAATCGGCCTGACGAAGCGTCCCCTCTCGGAGCTCCTTCGCCACGGCCTTGGGAAGCTTGTACTTCGCGTCCCCTAGCTCGATCTCCTCGCCGTCCTCTTCGGCCGGTTCCGGCTCTACCGGATTGCCGTCCTCGTCCAGCTCGGGTTGATCGTCGCCTTGGGCGTGAGCCTCATCGGCGACTCCCTCCGCGGGCGCACCCTCAACGGGTTCGTCCGCGACGGGTTGGTCGCGTTCTTCGGACAATGGGTCTTCCTGTGGTTGGCCGCAGCCGGGATGGCTTAGGCGGCTTCGCTCGTGGGCGCCTTCTCAGGCTTCATCGCCTGCAGGCGCTTGGTCTGTGCGTCGAACGCCTTGATCTCCAGCTCGTGGGCCTTGAGGTCGTTGGCGTCCTTCAGCCGCTGGTTCTCGTTGGCCAGCGCCTGGTTCTGCTGCTGCAGGTCCTGCATCTGCTGCTGAACCTGCGCGATGACCTCATGCGGCACGTTCTGCGTGCCCTCCGGGGCCTCGTCCCCGCCGGTCATCTTCTGCATCATGCCCTTGAGGCGGTCGGCCACCTCATCCGCCCCCGGCCAATCGAGGTTCTTGGCGAGGAGGTCGCCGATCACCGGGGCCGCGTCCGGATAGGCCCGGATCAACTCGATCATCTGCGAGGCGGCTTCCTCGCGCCTGGTGTTGAAGCTCGGGCCGGCCTTGACGATGCAGTCGTACTTTCCCGCCGTGAGGTCGAAGACCCGCTCGATCTCCTGCAGTTCGCCGGTCTGCGGGTCCTTCTGCTGGATGGTCGTGGGTCCGTTGACCTTGACCATCTGCGGCTCGTTCTCAGGCCCCAGGATGCGCACCATGCGCTCCACGCCGTACACCTGCGGGATGAGGTCGATCAGCACGCGGCCGGCGTGACGGATGGCGCGGGACAGGTTGTCGATGAAGTGGAACGTCGCCGTATCGCCTTCCATCTGGCGGGCGATGATGGCCTTGCCGCTGGTCTCGTTGCTGCGGGCGCCCAGGCTGGCGTCGTAGATCCCCATCGTCGCCTTGATGTCGTCGGCCGCGTTCAGCGCCTCCTGCAGCGCCCCCGCCGGGATGCCCGCGAACGGCTGACGCTGCGGCGGCACGCCCTTATCGTCGTACTCCAGATAGGCGTGGGTCTGCGTGTTCGCCGTGGCCCACTTCTGCGCGTCGGTGTCGAACGAACCCTTCGGCCCGACCCACGGCGCCTTGGGCGCCAGCGCCACCAGCTCCGTGCTCGTGGTGCGCCAGTAGTTGAACATCCGCTGGGAGTCCTTGGACCCCTGGATCAGCGAGCGGAATGAGCGCTTGCCCTTGAAGTTCACCTCGGAGCCGTAGACCGGGACGATCGGGATGTAGCGCCCGGCCCATTCGACCTTCGACAGCTCCTCAGCCCCGCTCAGCAGGCGCTGCGTCACCTTGTGGCTGCGAACCTCGCGCTCGCCCACGACCGAGACGCCCAGCGCATCGAACAGCGCCTTGTTGGCCGCGTACTCATCGGCCGCCACCACGCTTTGGTCGCTCAGGAGGACAATCCTGCGCGGGACCTCCTCACGCTTCCAGTACTCGGCGAGCATGACGTTGTCGCCGTCGATCCAGGGCGCCGAGAGGTCGCGCCAGTCCTCGCCTTCCCAGTTCACCGGGTCGGCGCCCTTGTGGTCCTTCTCGAACTGCGCCTTGGTCAGGTGGGTGGTGACGAATGCGGTGTTCCAGTCCGAACTGTCGGCCGCGGTCGAGTAGCAGTCACCATAAACGCTGAGCGGGTTGGCGATCCGCTCGATCACGATGTCCTGGTCGAAGGTGTCGTCGGACGTGTAGGCGGTGTTGATCCGGAAGTAGCCGAAGCCGCCGAACACCGCATGCTCGAGGGCCGTATCGTACGCCACCTCGGCGTTGCTGCTGACCTCGATGTTGCGGATCAGGCCGTTGAAGACCTCGGCGGTTTCGGGATCGGCGTCGCTGTCGGCCGGGTGGACGATGATGCCGGGCTTGTTCTGGCGCGCGTCATTGACGACCTGGCGGCCCATGGCGGCCAGCTTGGACACCGTGAGGCAGGGACGCCCTTCAAGCTCTCGGGCGCGGCGCACCTGCTCAGGCCACTGGTTTTCCTGCAGCGCGAAGTCGACGTTGTCTTCCCAGACGCGTCGGTTCTCGTCCTCGTGCTCGGCGATGAGCTCGAAGGCCTCTTGGGCTTCCTTGAGGATGTCGTCAGCCATCAGCCGACAACCTCGACAGAGCATAAATTCCGCCCAGTTCGCGGACCCGCTCGATCTGCTGATGTGCATTCAGCGGGAGGCCCATCGCACGCAGGACGGCGTGGCGGAAATCCACCGCCTCCTGAAGGCGATGAAGAAGCGTGTCCACATCGGCCTGCGTAATTGGACGCACCTCATCCAGGCTGTGATCGTAGACAGTAGGGGCCGCGTGCTTGCGCAGCGCGCGGTACTTCGCTTGACGCTGGGCGTTGGTCATGGCCGTCATCCCATCCACCCCCCTCCCCCAACGTGCGCCGGCGGCTTCGCCTGCCGCTTGATCATCGGTTCTTCGTAGGCCACGCACATCAGGCCGAAACTGTCCGCATCGTGTGACGACCAGTCGTGGTTCGGCCCAAGCCCAACCCCGCGCTCGTCGTCTCGCTTCTCGTGATAGGCGCCCAGCGCCTCGCGTCCGGCTTCGGTCGTCTTCTCGTTGAACCAGATACGCGGGAAAAGCCGGCGACCGGCTTCGATGCGCATTGACGCCGCACCCTTGCCTTGGTTCGGCACAACGATCACCTCGAACCCGGCCCTCTTCAGCTCGCTCTCGTAGGAGACGTCGAAGACCCGATCGTTGGTCTCGCCGTCATGAGGCAGGATGCAGAGAGCCTTGCCGTAGCCATTCTCTCGCAGCCAGGCCACGTGGGCCGAAAGCGGTTGGCCCTGCGCGGTGTAGTGGTCGAGAACCCTGATCTCACGACCGACGAACTGGCAGATCCAGATGCTGCAGGCGTCGGCCTTCGCCCCCGTGCCGCCGATGTCCCAGACGGCCCGGATGGTCATCAGCGGGTCGGGCGCCACGAAGCTGATCCTGCCCTCCGCCTTCGCCTTTGTCAGGCTCGCCGCGTAGTAGGCTCCCTCGTGCACGGTCTTGAAGCCGCCTTCCCAGATGTGGTCATACTGATCCGGCCGATCGCGCAGATCCTTCAGCCGCTTCCGTTCCAGGATCGCCGGGAACCACGGATTGTCTCGCCAGTTCATCTCGACGATGCGCGTGCGATTGTCCGGCGCGGCTAGGCGGAAGCGCTTGTGTGTTGCGCTGCGCTTGCTCTCTGGGTTCCAGGTCACCCAAAGCTCGCTGTCGTCCTCGCGCAGCGTTGGGTCCAGCTTGGTCCAGGCGTCCTCGGTGACAGGCTCGGCCTCATCCACCCAACAAAGCCGGATCCTCGACTTCGACTTCACGCTGTCGATGTTGCGATCCAGGCCGGCGAAGGCGTAGCTGATGCGCCCGCACGCCGTGGTGATGTACTTCTCGCCGATGTCGAAGTGCGGAGTGAGCCACTCCGTCTCGCGGATCGCCGCCTTGATCTCCTCGAGCGAACTGTCCGCCAGCGAGTTCATGAACTGGCGGCCACAGAGGATCAGGCCGCTTTCGCCAGCCTGCGCCCACATGTGAGCGCGGACCGCGGTCATCTTGGCGAACGTCCGGCTTTTTGCAGAGCCGCGACCCCCGTAAGCGCCGCGCGTGTCCGCTTCTCCTTCAAAGACCCGGACCAGCTTCTCGGGGATCTGGAGCTGGGCAACCTCAGCTTCCGGGTTCGACACGCGGCCTCACGCCGACCAACTCGATCCGCTTAACGGTCGCCGCGACCGTGGCGTGGACGTCCTGGGGCAGAACCTTGCCGATCAGGGTCAGGAACGCCGCCGGATTCTGCTTGGCTTGCGCGGCGAGATAATCTTGGCCGCCCGCGTCATCGAGCGCGCCGAGGATCATTTCCTTCAGCGCCTTGGTGGCCTTGTTCTTCGAGCCTTTGGGGCGGCCCTTGCCAGCGTTGCCCTTATTGACGCCTACTTTAGGGGCTTCCGACACGATGACCTCCGCAGCCAGACCTTGCGGCCTCCTGGCTGGATTGGTGGATTAGGTGCGCTTGCGGCTCCCGCCGATCCGCCCGTCCCCGTCCCGGTCGAACGGGGCGATCTGCTTGCGGAGCTTGCGGTTCTCGTGGGCGAGGGAGGTGATGAGAGCTGTCTCGACGATGATGATCACCAGGAAGACGGCTATGCAGGCGTAGGCGTCGAACATGGTTCAGGCCTCGCTACGAGAGGTGAGTCGCGTTCTGGAGCCTATCCATCGGGAGGTCGCGAACCTCGGGGTCGGACAGGAAGCGGCTCTGCGAGCGGTCGTAGACGCCCCAGCCCGAGCCGCCATCGAAGCTCCGAGGCACGTAGCGGTGCTTGGCGAAGTCGGCGCGCTCGCCGTCGATCACCGAAGTGCGGTTGTCGAACAGCCAGAGCAGACGCTTGTGCAGCTTCTTGTCCATCAGGCCTCGCTGTGTGGGGTTCCCCAGTGGTCCGATCGCTTTGGGTACAGGGCTCGCTGGGGAGGCAGCGGCCTTACTGGGAGGGTGTGGCGTTCGGGCTGGGGAATTGGGGAAATTCGTCGCCGTCCGGGCAGCGCTTCGCTAAGGGGTTGCCGCCAGGCCTAAGCCCAGCAGGAGCCCCGCTGGGGTGCATTACCGCGGGCCGCGTTGGGCGGCTCTCCCCATTCCCGAACACCACAGATATTGCCTTAACTATGGCTGGTTCGCAAGGGGTTGTGTGAGCACTACGATTTCACCGCCCGTGTCGGTATCCAGGACAGAAGCGATCTCCACCGCGCGCCTCGCGTCAGCTCCCGCAAGCATGGCCCCGCGAGCGATCCGCTCTCCGGAACCCCAGGCAAATTGCTCCGCCCTCGCTTCCAGCCAGCCCTTTCCCCACCATTGCCTCACCAGACCCGCTGGCGTGATGTGCACAAGAACGCCTTCGTCGAGCTCGGGCGCCGGCCCTTCGCGGTTCCCCTCGGCCCATTGGCGCAGGCGCTCATAGTCTTGGCCAGCGCCGCTGTGCGCCCAGAGCGAACCATCTGGCGTCGACCAAGCCTTGGTCACCTCGCCGGCCGGGGCGTTGTTGCAGCTGGTCAAGCGGCTGTCGGCGGCGAGGGTCTTTCCATCGTACGCGATTGTCGTCACGCCGCCCTCTCCAACTCATCCAGCTTCACCTTCAGCCGTCCGCCCTTCTCCGGTTGCAGGACGGCTGCGGTCTTGGTCATGCTCAGCACCTTGGCGATGTAGCCCTTCCAGAGACCGGCCTTGACCTTGACCCGCTCGCCTCGGGAGGGAGCCCAGGCTTCCGGCTTTCGGGTGTAGTCCAGGTCCCCGAACAGCTCGGCGAGGAACACCGCCTGTAGGGCCTCAGGCGGGACGCTGGCAGGCGTCTTCGATCCGTCCGGCAACCTGGTGACCACGAAGGCGTAGACGGTCCTCAGCTTCCGGATTTCCGCTATGTCCTCGGCGGTGAAGCACTCCGTGAAGACGTAGCCCGGAAACGCCGGTCGCCTGAACCGGCGCTTACGGCCCATGATCACCCGGTCCATGGTCTCCTGCGGGTAATAGGCGCAGAAGCCCTTGGCTCGGAGATCCCGGGCTGTCTCCGCTTCGGTGCGGTTGTGGACGAGGGCGGCGAGGATCATCGAGCAACCTCCGACGCGG